ATGCCGAAGCGACGAAGCGTGCTGCACCTCTATCGCTCATACAATTTCGTGAATAAGGACCCCGTCATCGACGGCATCCGCACGATGATCCAAGACGAGGGGCTGAAACAGAATCAGGTGCACGTTCTTTCGGGCGTCGCCGCTACCACACTGCACAATTGGCTCGACGGCCCAACACAGCAGCCGCGTTTTTCCACAATCGCAGCCGTCGCTGCATCCATGGGATACAATCGCATGGAAATAAAAAATGGCACCGTTCGATTCGAGAAGGTGCGGGACCTGGACTATCGAAAAGAGATCGACAAGGCCGGGACGGAGATCGTCAAGGCCAATACCAAGCCGGCCAAGAAACGGCAGAGGCGCGCGTCGCGTCGCGGCACGAATGGGGTAAACGCTAACATTCACGCCTGATCTGGGGTGAGTCTCAGCCATGAATCTCGCGGACCATATCCTCGCCGCCCGTGGCGGCGAGTTCGACTTGTTGGGTATCGCCACCAGCGTGGGTCATTACTTGGAGCGCGCGGAGCGCTTCGAAATGGCCGACGATGTCGTGTTCGCCTGCAACGATCTGGTGCGGTCGAAGCCCTCGGCGCTCAATGCCGCCCTGCCGATGTGCCGCCTGCCGTATCCGACCATGTGGATCGAATATCGCGGCGGCCTGTGCGGGCCGAACAATCGCGACAGCAAGACGGCGCCCGTGCCGGTGCGGCAGGGCTTCCTGATCGAAAGCCCGCTGGGCGACATGGAGGACTTGCAAGGTCAGGTCGGCTGGGCGACCTGCGGCTGGGTCCATTCCGAGCTTCACGACGGCTCGCGCGACGCCATCAATATCTCGCCGTTCTCGATCTATTTCGATTGGCGGCCCGATGGCGACGTGCGGCAGAACATTCGCATGATGCACGCGGTGATGCTGGAAAGATATCCTGATCCCGGCGGTCGCCCAGCGTTGAAGGCGATCATCGATTGGTTCGAACGGCGCTTCCTCGGCAACAGTGCGCCGGAAGAGATCGCCAAATTCTTCATGACCCGCACCGGATGGGAGAAGCATTCGAAAGACCCGAAAGAGATCGAGGCGTTGCGCGAGAGCGAGCGGCACATGCTGCCCGGCCTGTCGCCGCACGGCGTCAAGGTGTTGGCCGCTATTGCCCGGCACGCCGCCAACGGCGACGACCCGAAGGCCGACCTGCGCGTGGTCACCAATTTCCTCACAGACATCCAGGGCGAAGGGCCGTTCATCGAGTGCTTCCTGGCCATGCTCAACTCGCGCAATTGTATCGCGCGCGAGCCGGTCGATTATGGCAAACTCAACAAGGCACGGGCGAAGCGCGGCAAGGGGCCGCTGATGAGCTTCACGAAGACCAAGCTGGTGCTCACCCGCGCGCAGCCGCGCGTCGCCGACGCCAGCGGCATCACACGCGAGGCCGCGCGCCAGCACCTTGTGCGCGGGCACTTCAAGATCAGGAGGACGGGGGTCTATTGGTGGTCGCCTTTCCTGCGGGGCGACGGAAAGCTCGGCACGGTGAAACGGGCGGAATACGAGGTGGCGTAATGACCGACGAGCAGGCAAGAGAAATGCACAAGGCGCTGGCCGAGTATCACGCCGCGCTCGCCGAAGCGTGCCGGCATGAATATCGCCTGCGAGACGCGTGGTTCATTCGGGTTCGGAGCTTAAGCGCGTCTGTGCCATGGACTCGACCGCGGAATAGGACAGGAGTTGGGAAGGTCGGGATTGCGACCTGCAGGAGGCTCTGATGAGCATGAGATTGATCTGTTGGTTTCCAATTGCCTGGATTGTGCTGGCCGGGCCGGTGCTGGCGCAGGACAAGGCCACCATCGAGAAGATGAATGCGGCCTTCACCGACGCCTTTAACAACGGTGATTTCGCATCGGCTGCGGCCCTGTACACGGAGGATGCATATGTCCTGGCGCCCGGCGCCGAGATCCTCAAAGGGCGCGGCAGCATCCAGTCTTTTTGGGCCAAGGCGGGCGAGAGCCTTGGAGATGTCAACCTTACGACCTTGGCGGTAACCCCGCTCGGCCCCTCGGTGGCGCGCGAGATCGGCACGTTCAGCGGCAAGACCAAGGGCTCCGAGCCGCAGGACGTCAGCGGGAAGTACGTTGTCATCTGGCAGAAGGTCGGCGACGACTGGAAAATGAGCACGGATATCTGGAACAGCAACAAGTGAGGGCCAAGCGCCGCGCTGTTTTGTTCAGCTCACTTTGAAAACAGCTTGTCCCTTATGTACTGGGATGTTGGCGTCAGACGAATGCCACGCGGCTTGCGCCATACTGCCTTATCAATTTCCTGTTTGTCGCCAATTGCTAAACGACCGGATGCCTTGGTCGTCACGAAGATCGCGTCACTCATTCTCCGGCCCGAACGACGGTTTTTGGCTTTAACTTCCCTCCATAGCCTCAGCCGTCCAAGTTTGAGCTTTGGAAGCTCCTCTTTGATTTCCCTGCGCAGACATTGCTTTTCGCTTTCGCGACCGCGCCTGCGTCCTCCGGGGAACATCCAAAGTCGGTCGCGCCGTCGTCTCACCAGGAGCGTCCGACCGCGCTTCGCGACCACCAGCTTCGAAGATTTCGGCATTCCCTGTAAGTACCGCCTTTGTCCGACTCAATAAAGTTGTACAATTTTAAGTCGTGAAATTCAACCGTCGGGTTGCCGACATTGGACGGGCGCCCAACGCGGCGCCGAATGTTGAAGCGCCATCACGCCGCGCGGCCGATGGTGAACGTCAGATTGCAATAAGTAGATTGATGAGGACTCGCAGCACCATCGGTAAACCTTTCATGCGTCGCAGCATGGTTCACCCGCTTAACTTTTCTTGAGCCAGAAGGCGAGGAAGCGCGTCATGCCTTCACCGAACTGCCCCATGAGCACCACTATGGCGACAAAGGTGAGCACCAGCCACTTGCCGAATCTGCCGATTGTTTTCGCCTGCTCTTGAAAATAGATCGCCTCGTTTAAGGTCTCGATATCGTCTTCACGCAAACCGGACAGCCACCGCCGCGTCTTGTAATTCAACTGCTCATAGCGCAAGGCGGCCTCCGCTTGGCGCTCAGCATCGATGTCTTCCGGCGAGCGTGACATTTGTTCATCGCCCCATGTTCGGCCCCGCCTTAAAGCAACCGCGCCGGATATTGAACAGATTGGCCTCTTTGATCTGGCGCACTGTCTCAGGCGTGTCGTGCTTGCTCGAATATGTGATCGGCTTCACCCCAGCACAGATTGCGCTATTGCTGGTCCCGGTCGTACCCGTCGCGCACCCCGCCAGCAGCGTCGCGCTCAGCAGCGGCGCGATCAGCTTGCCCGGTCGCGATAGCATTCTTCTCGGCGTCCCGTCGCTTTTCTTCTTCTGTGCGCTTTGCATCGGAAGCTCCCTTTGCATAGATCGCCAGGACAGCGGCGACGGTACCGGCTGCGCTCAGCGCCAAATTGCGAAACGGCGGGAGGAAGTAGGCGGCGGCCAAGCACGCGGCGATGATTGCGCCGCCGATGCCGAGCCAAGCGACGGTCGAGTGCCACAGGTAATCGAGCAAGGTCACGCTGCCTTCTCTTGCGTGTCATCGTCGGACAGGTGCTCGACGAGTCCGTTCACGTCGAGGCGACCGCGAATGACGAGGAACGCGCCGACCGACACCATGGTGGCAATGACGCAGAACGCGGTGAGCGAGTACGGATTGTCGAGCTTTTCAATGAACGCCGTAGCAACGCCGCTCATGCCCGACAGCCAGGCCAAAACGCCGCCCCAGATTGTTTTCGACTTGATCAAGGGCTTGACCTCGCTTTGCGTGTCGATGGCCTTCGGCGAGGCCGGCGGCGGCACGTCGGGCGGCGGGACTTCCGGCGGCTCGGGCGGCGAGGGCTTGGCCTCGTCGAAGCGCACCTCGGCGTCGAGCGCCATCATTTGCTTCAACACCGCCATGGCGCCGATCTGCGTGTCCATCACGTCGCTGTCGTATTTGCCATCGGCGATGAATTTGCCCGGCTTTTGCACCGACGTGCCGCCCCACAGATAGGGCGAGGGGATGTTGCGGGACGGCGAGCGATAGCCGAAGCCATTGAATTTTTCCGCCGCATAGGCGACGCGCTCTGGCCCCCAGTCGGTGATCTTGTCCAACTGCTCGCAGACGACCAGCGCATCATAGGCGCCATCTTCCCAGGTCACGTTCGGGTTCGGCGGGCGCCCGGCGGGCTTGTGCACGGTCTTGATCGGCTTGCCCGCCTTGTTGCGCATCGGGTCGCCGTTGTGCAGCCACGCGTCGAAATCCGGCTTGCCGTTTTTAAGCCCGCTCTCGCGCACGTGCAGGCAACCGACCACGAACCATTTGACGTTAGTCCTGGCCTCGACCGCCTTGTATCGATCCTTACAGGCGATGATGGCCCTGGCCTGGACGTTGGCCGGCGCGACCTTCGTCACGGTCATCGTCGCCCACAGGTCCGAGTATCCCTGCCGCAGCGTTTCGAACGCGTACTGGGCCATGGGTGCCTCTCGTGGTGGCGGAAAGCAAAACGCCGCCCGAAGGCGGCGCTGTGCGATGAAGGATGGTGCGGCGCTTAGGTCGTGCCGCTGCCCGTGGTGCCGGTGTCGTAGGTCAGAACATCGGCGGGCTGTGCAGTGATCGCAGCGATGTTGGCCTTGTTCGTCGCAAGGTCGGCGCTTGCGATTGGCGCGTTGGTGAAGTCAGCAGCGATCACCTTGCCCGGCGGAATCGATGGCCAATACCAGAACGGCTTGCCGACGCCCGGCGTGGTCTTGACCATGTAGGCCTCTACGCCTGCCGCAGTAGTGAGAGAAGCCAAAAGCTGTTCGCCTTGCACCATGATCTCGCAGATGAGTTTACCCATAGTCTGTTACTCCCGTTGTTGTCTTATGTGGCGATCCGATAGACCACGGCACCGAAGGGCGGGGGATCGACTGATGCCCCGGAAGCGTCGTGTGCCTCGAATTGAAAGCCGTCTGTAGTCTTGTCCGTAACCGACATCACAGCGCCGCCGCTGAATACGACGAAGTAATTGTCATCCGGCTGCGGCGTAAGAAAGAAGATCAAGTAGCTGCCAACGCCGAGATAGGCCGCCGCGACGACATTGAACGTGCCTTGCACTTGCCCGAAGTCGCCGTTGACGACTTGCAGGTTAAGCGCGGCAGCGACGAGCAACGGCGGGGCGGTGGAAGGCGGGGCCGAACCCGGATCAGGTGCCGCATATGGCCGCGTGTCGGGCAAACCCGGCGGCGGCGGATCACCGACGCGTGTGAGTTCGCCGAGCGAGTCGAAGCGGATCACAGTCACGCCATCGCCATAGACGGTCGGATCGACATTTTGTTCGTCGTCGTGTGTCGCGACGACGATTCCATTTCGACAATAGGCTTTCATGTTCTAGTCCCGAGCTAGACGATGACGATAGAGTTTTGGTTTCCGAGCGTGTTGGCCGCAGGCGAGCAAGCGCCGGTGACGCCCGTCGAACCGGATGCGTTCACCTTTGCCATATTGCTCGCTGCGGCACTGCCCGTTGTATTTCCGCTGAAAGCACTCTGAGGCGTGACCATATCGGCAAGCTCGACAGCTTGGGCGCCGTACTGGCCATTGTTGCGGAAGGTGCAGCCTGCGCCGAATATGCACCGGCCACTTGACGCATAAGCGCCATTGCCGCCATTGGTCTGACTTATCGAGCCGCTCGCACTTTCGACGATACCGTTGGTATCGCCAGCAATCCCATGTGCGCCGTTGCCCTGCGAACACGCGATGCCGGTTGAATTTGCCCGGATCGTACCTGCCGTGGCCCGGATGCCATACGCATCATTCGTTACGCCGTAGAGCTTTGCCGTGTTGCCGAATAGAATGTCGCCGCTGTCCGAGACGGCGATGCCCGTCGTTACGCAACCGCTGCCGCTGATCTGATTGGTGACGGTGATGGCGGCGCCGCCCCCTACGGCTGCAATGCCAGCACCGCCCCCATTCGCCGCCGAGATATCGCCTACCGTTACTTGGGCCTGCGCATAGAAGAGCGCAGCATCGACGCTGCCGGTGCGATCTCCCGTGATCAACAATCGATTCCAAATCGAGCCACCGCGCTTGACGATAATTCCGGCGCCGCCGGTAAATTGAAGCTCAGTCGCGTAGACCGCGCGGAGTGCCGTCAATTGTGTGCCGCGATCTGTAGCGCGGGCGGTGGATGAAAAGCCGGTAAAGCCGAACGTCGTGGTGGTGATCGGCGCTGTGAGCAGGGTGGTGCCGTTGATGGTCACGCGGTCGGCGTTGGGATGATCGAAGACGAGGTTCGTTGCACCGTAGCTGAATTGTCCCGCGCGAATATTGAAGATGACCGAGCCGGTCTGCGTGATGCGGTACTTGCTCAGCCAATAGAACGCGTCGGTCAACGTGGCGAAGTCTGGACTTGCCCCGTGCACGGTCTTGGTGATTGGTGTGTCGATCAGGTAGAAGTCGCGCGTCGCAACCTGATCGAAGAGGACCGAAACAAGCTGATAGTTCGTGCCGTCGAAGACGAGCAGCGCGGCGGCATTGCCGAGCCATGTCCCGGATGTCAGCGTCCCGCCGGTTGCCGTGATCACTTGCACGACGGGCAACGTATTGACGGCGATAGTCGTTGCCCCGGTGTTGGCGTTTGCACCTTTCTTCACCAGCAGCAGACGAGGATAGGTGTCGGGGATTTGCGGCAGTGTGATCGCCGTTGCATTGGCGGTCCCAGTATCCGTGCCGTAGCTCAGTGCGCCGCTCTGAATCGCTTTGGCAAACTGCGCGAGATCGGCATTGGTCGGGGTCATCCCGGCCTTGCTGATGAGATTGACGATCTCGCGCTGCGGATATTCGAACGCGCCAGCCGGCGGGATCGAGCCGGCAAGGCCGGTTGCCGGGTTTCCGTTGATGTAGGGCGAGCCGGCGGGTGTGCCGTAAGGTTGATTGTAATCCATCTTTCTCGCTCAGTTCATAGAGGGTTACGGCGTTCCCGCCATCGGGTTGGGCGTGCTCAACCCCGAATAGTCGAAGATGATGTCGGTGTGTCCTGGCTTCCAGCGACGCAGCACGCATTCGAGATCGGTCGCGAGCGATATGCGCAGGTGCGGATCGACGCCAGCCTGACCGGAGCTTGCGCGAAACCAACTCAAGCGCACCGCGCCGACCTGCACCGTCCAATAGAACCGCATTTCGGTCGGGCCGATCTGCCAGCGAAAGTCTTCGGTTGCCGCGCCGGTCGGGCGCGTGTCGCCTACTTGCGAGACGCCGACCATGAACGGCGCGTATTCGCGGATGTTGATCTCGTAGCCGAGCGCTGCGGCCACCGCGATGAAGTAGTCGCGCGACTGGCCGCCTTCGGTCGTCATCTTGACGACGAGCGCGCGCTGCCGGTCGGCGACGGTCAGCGGCTCATCGACGCAAGGGTCGGGCAGGCCGAAGGCGCGTTCCCAGTCGGGCAGTAATTCAATGGTGACGCGCGGGTCGGCTTCGCGCTCTAAGAGATCGGCGGCGCGGCCATCGGCATCGCCCCAAATCTGCGCAAGGCCGCTGACGGTGAGCATCAGCACCGATTGCGGATCACGCGGCCAAGCCGAGCCAGTGGGCAGCAGCGAAGCGAAGGCCGCCGCGTAGTCGTCGCCGCTGCGTCGGACGTGCCTGTCGGTCATTTATGGATACGTGATTGTGCCGATGACGCCCATGTGCCCATTCGACGGCATGACGTGATCGGCCATGGTGAGCGTGAAGGACACGACGCCGAGGGCATCGAGGATCGCAGCGCTGACCCATTCCTGATGGATCGTCTGCGCGTCCTGCGTGATGCCATTGACCGCCATCGCGGGCCGCGCTCGATCCAAGATCATGGCCTCGACCGACGCATAGATCGCGGCGCGCGTAGCAGCGTTGTCGGTGACCAGATTGGCAATCGAGAAGTCGATGGGTTCGGGGATGGGCGCGACGACGAAAAAATCCTTCACCGCGACCGGGCGCTTGCTGTCGAGATAGGCCTGCACCGTCGCGATGTCGTCGGCGGTCGGGAAGCCGCTTGTCGTCGGATCATCGGTCGCGCGAACATCGTCCATCATGAAGCGGATCGTCACGGTGCCGATGCCCATTTCCAGAGGCGAGGCCCAGGCGCGCGTGACGCCGGGCACCTGTTTGGCCCAGGCGACGTAGTCGTCGGCATCGCCGCCCATCGGCGGTTTCTGGATGCGATCCAAGACGCGACCGCGCAGCAGATCGTCGTCTTCGCTGTCGATGCCATCGACAATGGATGAGATCGCCACATTGTTGATGCCGGATATGGCGACGGAAAAACTCAAAGACTCGCCAACCTGCAAGCCCGTCTCGCCGGCATCGAGCGCGACGAAGTTTACCGGCGTGGCGTCGGCGCCGACCGTGATCTCGGCGGTCGTTTGCAGCGTGACGGTGCCGGCGATGCCGGTGCCGGTGAAGATCGTGGCGTTGTCCAAAACGGTGCCGGCAATGCCGGTGACGCTGGCGACGCCGCTTGCATAGGTTGCTGTCTTCCGGCCCTTTGATCCGTCGGAATTGGTCAGCCAGATCACGCCGAAGCGGTCGAGCCATTCCGTCTCGGCGGTGTCGGGCATCAACTGCCGCGCCAGCCAATCGATGTAGAGCAGGGTGAGATAGCCAAGACCGGCATTGCCATCGGCCATCACCCGCAAGACGCTGTTGGGGACCATCGGTCCCGAGCGCAGTTTCGCGGTGATGTTGTCGCGATTGAGCGAGCGCAGTTCGTCTAGCGTGGGCGTCGTCCACGGCATCAGGTGTCATCCCACAGCGGCTGGAATTCGAGTTGGATGGCAGACTTCGGCCCGCGATGGAGGATCACGGTCGCATCGATGCGGCTGTCGGTGACCTGCGTCGCAGTGACCGACACGCGCGAGCAGATGCGATTATCGATGAAAGGCTGCAGTGCGCGTTTGATGTAGTTTTCGATGCGCGTGATCGTCGCGCCCTCGCGCGCACCGGCATCGAGGATTTTTGCTCTTGAGAGCAGCCACAGCTTTGAGCCGATGGGCCAGCCGTTCCAGATCGTGTCGGCGTTGAGATCGCCCCACCAGCCGCGCCGGTTATCGTCGCGTGGATCGGGCAGCACCTCGCTGGGGTCGGCCAGCGCATCGGTGTTGAGCGCGACCAGAACGGCGCTCGCTAATTGCTGCGTCTCGTCGAGCAAGCCCGAGGGTGTCTGCAGCCAATCCAGGGTCACCGCGTAGGGCGCGGCGACGGGCACCAGACGAATGTCGGGCATCTATGCTGTCCGTTTGCCGGTTGGTGCTGCGGACATCGCGCTGTCGGTCTCGCCAATGGAGGCGAAGACCTTTTGCGACGGACCATCGACCGTCTGCACGGCGTGCGTCACGTCCTCTTTGCCCAGGAAAAGTTTGCCGTCCTTGATCGTCACGCTGAGATCGTTGAACTGCACCTTGAGCTTGTCGGTCTTCAACTGCACATGCGCGTTGCCGACCTGCGCATGCACTTCCTTCACGCCGTTGATCACCAGCACGTCGCGTTGGAAGTAGACCTGGTTGCCCTGATCGTCGTGATAGGCGACCTCGCCTTCCGCGAGATTGTTGAGACGATAGCGGCGGTCGGCAATCATGACCGCTATCGGGTGCGAACGATTCCCGCCGAGGAAGGCGAGGATGGCATCGGCTGCTTGCCGCATGATTCCGGTGCCTGTTGGCTTCTTAGGCACCGATGTGAAGCCGTAGGGCTGCAGATGCTCGACTTCGTCCATCTGCTCATCGTGAAACAGGCGGATGTGCACCTGTTGCAAGAGCTTGCTGTCGTCGGCTTGCTCAAGTGAAGCGCGCGATAGTGAGTTGCCGTGACGGTCGGCGCTATCGCGCGATGTGGAATGCTTCATTCGTGGTCGCTCGATTCTGACTTAGCCTCTGGCGCTTCCTGATACGGCCCCTGGTCTATCAACGGCTCTTTGCCCGATCCCTTGCCATCGTCTCGGCAGAGCAGCACGTCAGTCGTCGTACCATCAGCGGTGTTCTGCCGATGGATTACGCCCTTGATCATGAATTGCATCGTGTCGCCGGGGAGGAGCGACGGCGAGTTGACGACCACCAAGTGGCGCACATGCTCGAACCAAAGAGAGCCATCCTCGCGGAGCCAGCCCGGCACGGTCACTGCACCGTCAACATCGTTATACGTCACCACGTTGGCTTCGTGATTGACACGCATCTGTGCGCTCGACTTGTCGGTGGCGTCCTCGACGATGAACTTCATCAAGCGCGGCACCATCCCCGTCGCGCCGAACACAGGGGGGATTGTCGTTTGCGCCGAAACGTCACGGCTGGCATCAGCGGATGACTCGCCCGAGGTCTGCCCGACGCCCTGTAAGTTTTCCAAGTGCTCGTCATTGCGCAACAAGATGCGCGCGCGCAGGATGTTGCGCCCTTCCTGCAGCGGTGCCGTCGTGCCCTGCGGCCCGCGATAGGCCTCGATGCCGCCCTGGCCGTCGTCGATCATGTACAGATTGCGCAACCGACTCAGCCGCTCGATGAAGGAGAAGCACGTCTCGCCGACGCGCTCGCTGACTCGCGGGAAGGGCAGGATGGCGCCGGTCGGATTGCCGACCACCTTGAAAGCAACGCCGTACTTGCCGAACACGGCCTTGCCGATGGATTCGATTGTCTGCTTCTTGTAGGTCCCCGGCTTGGACTCGACGGTTGTCGGAATAATCGTCTGTGCGTTGGATGCGATTCCGATCTGCACCGCGTGCGAATTCGGATCGATAGCGGCCTGTCGCAGATAGACCTTGCCGTCGAGCACCTTCCTTCCCGCGAGGGAGACTTGCGCCGGATCGCCCGGCTTCAACTTGAGCGCCGCCCACATGGCAGACGGCGAGGTGATCTCGGCGACTGTGAGCATCGCATGATCGATGATATCGTCAGTGCTTCTATGAACTTCGACCGTTTCCCAGGTGTCGTAGCGCTGGCCGAGCGCCGTAACGACGCAAATCTCTTGCGGGTTCGGCATATCAGGCCGACAGGGCGACGCCGCTTGACGGCATGAACAGCGGATGCACCGGCTTGTTTTCGCCGATCAGTTCATCGTTGCGCGATGCGTCATAATAGAGACGCTGCACCATCCACAGCGACGGCATGCGGTTCGGGAAAGTGTAACTGACCATGCGTGGCAACGGTCGAGCACGATTGGCGAGATCATCACTCACTGCGGCATGGAGCGCGATCAGTGCGCGGTAGGCCACTTTGTCGAGCGCGTTGGCGGCGACCGACTCCGCGTCGTCGAAGGCCGCGTTGATCTGATTGAAGTAATTGTCGATATCTTCCCGGCTGGCGAATGTCGTCGCCGCAAGAATTTGCGCCTCTTCGGCGAGCGCCATGCGGACGGCGAAGTTCATCACCGCGATTGCGGGAATGCCGGTCGGCGACGTGACTGACGCGGCAGCGCGCACCGCATCCATAGAGGCGACCGTCGCGCCGGCAAGGCGTGCGTTGTCGAAGCAATCGGCGAAGTCATCCCAAAAAGTTGGATTGCGAGCATCGAGCAGCGCCCCACCGTTGGCCGCCAATTGGCCGCACGTGAAGCGCAGTTGCGCGCCGGGTGCACCGGATGTCCCGCCGAGCGTCGCGAGCAGGGCGGTGAGCACCGGCTGCATCGTCGCCATTGCCTCGTTGAGATCGCGCTTATTCATCAAATATCGCTCGGCATCATTTCGAGATTGGTTTTGGCCGAGTCCTTGGCCGCCGTCTTGGCGTCATCGGCGGCTTGCGCGACCGTGCTCTGGGTGTCGGTAAAGGCGCCCAGGAAAGCGTTGCTGCCGGCTTCGACGAATGTGATCTCGAAATCGGCGACGCCGCCGCGCTCGCGCCGCTCGGTGATGCTGTATTGATCGACTGCGACAAGTTGTTCACCAAACGTCGGGTGCACGAGCAGGCCCGGCCCTTCCTGCTCAAACTGCTCGATCAGAGCGTCGCGATTGAACGTATAGTCAGGACCGAGCACATAGCAGGTGACAGAGAAGCGCCGCGCGCGGCGGCCCATGTCTTCGGCGTAGGGCGTATCTCTCTTCGGAAACTCATGCAGCGCGATGCGCCGCCCGCTGGAGCGGGCACCGACATCAACGTGAAATTGCACGCCGTTGAAAGAGCCGGGCAGCAAGCGCGAGCGCCACGGCGAGGCGAAGTCGAAAATGTTGCTCACGCCGTTTCGCTCGCCACGGCCATCGGGCGCCCACGGTTCAAGCGCACTTCTTTGAACAGGCCGCTATAGTTCATCGTTGTCCGGGTGCCGCGCGGGAAGCCGTTGAGGTCGATGCTTAGCGACGCATCGCCCGTGACGGTCTGCCCACCGCCGAGCAGACCGGCTTGCGCGCCGAGTTTGAGAAGCTCCAGCGGTTTTGGGCCTCCTGGGCCGAACGTGTCGGCGCCTCTCTTCCGTTCTGCTTCCTCCGCTGCGTCAAATTCATGCTGCCGGTGCAGCCGCCACTCACGAGAGCCGGGGAAGCCCCAATCATTGAAACGCTCTCTGTTGATGTTGATGCCTACGCCGCCCTTGATGTAGTTCGGATCGCCAGCGCTGCCTTGATCGGTATATCCCTTAATGGTGTTTGAACCCGAGAGCGCACTGTCGATCAGCGCATTCATGCGTGCTCGGTATCGCGGATCGTTTCGCATTCTTCGCAAGTGCTGCTGGATGACACCTGATCGTATGGGGCCGTAAAAGCTTTTGCCGCCGCCGATGGACGGATGTCCCACGATCATGTCGCGCAAAGATAACGGAGGCAGTCCTTTTATGGCGCGCTTCTGATTGACCATTTCAGTTCGGTTAAACAGACTTTCGATAACGGCAGTACCGGCACCGGGATTTTCAGAACTGAGAACTCCGCCGAGCAACTCTCGGGTTCCGGGATTTTCATCAAGCTCTCTCCTGAATGCTGCGCGCTTCGCCGCCAGAAATTTAGCTCCCCCACCTTCCGGGTTGTAATGGCCAGCAGACGATGGGCCATCGCCCGGTGCGGGAAGGCTCGCGCCGCTGCCAATGCCCCGCCGAAACATCGGGCCATGACCGGGGCCTTGCGGGCCGCCTAAACCCTGAGTGTCACCGGATGATGCATCGCCACCAGTCTCGCCGGACCACCACTCGCGTAGCGCCCGCAGCGTACCCTCAAAGATGTTTTGCTTTTGCTCGCGACCATAGACGGAGTCGTGAACACCCTGCAGCGATAGCGCAGGAGCACCAATCGCACTGGTCGCGCGCCCGGCGAGGATGGCACCGCGTCCGCTTTGCAGGATGTCATCCCACAGGGTGCGACGACCAAAGACGCGGTCGTGCACGGCCTGCAGCGATAGCTGCTGGCGCCAGCCGGCACTCTGCGCTCGCCCCCGAAAGACCGCTTCCGCAGCCGTCATCGGCTGATCGGTTTTGCCCTCTTTGATGCGGTGCATGACCTTGTCGGCCTCGATGAAGCCAGCGGTCATAGCCTTAATTTGCCCGATAGCGCTCTCGATAAGACCGGCGAGGCGAGGGCCGAAGGCGTTGGCAAGGTCTTCTTGCACGCCCTGAATTGTCAGGCGCAGGTCGGAAAACGCCTTATCGATTTTCTCGGCGTTCTTGGTGCTGTATGGATGTTCCTCGACGTACTTGTAGCCCGCTTCCAGCGCTTCGCGGATTTCCTCCGCGCTCTTGGTGGCAAGCTCGGGCGGCAGCGATAGAATTTGCTCGAAGAACTTGCGCTTCTGATCGTAGGGGATGTCGTGCGTCGAGAGATATTCCATCACCCGCTTGATGGCATCTTCGCGACCTAAACCTTTCAGGCTCTCTCCGAGCTTTTGATATGCGCCGCCGAGCAATTCCCAGCGCTGCCTCGCGTCCGATGCCCCGCGCGAGGTCTGATCCATGAACTCGCCGAAGCGGGCGAGAGATTCGGTCGCACGTTCCGGCGCGATGCCGAGCCGTTCCCATGCGACCGTTATGGCGCGGATCGCGTCGATCTGCAGGCCGGATCGCTTCGATGCGTCGTTTAAGACGTTGTAGGATTCACCGAGCCGCTGGACCGATTCGACGACGCCTTTGATCGCCTCGCCAACCGAGAACGCCGTGATGCCCACCGTCGCCAAGGCGGGTCCGAAGGACGACTCGAAGCCCTTCTTGACGCGTTCAATCCGTTCGCCGAGTTCTCCGTAGGCCTTCTCGTGCTCCTTGGTGTGCTTCGCGCCAGAAACATGCGCGCCGCGCGCCACGTCGGATAGCTCGCGCAGTGAGCGCTGCATATCCTTGAGCGGGCCGCTGTATTTATCGACGACCTCGGCGACGAGTCGCATCGTGTCTTCTTCGGCCATCCTGCGGCTAATCCTTCGTCTGCTTCAACCGTTCGGTGGTGAGTCGATATAGCTCCAAGACTTCGCGTTCTGGCATGTCGAGAAACGTGAAAGGATTGCACTTGAACATGAGCGCCAGATCGATGCAGGCGTTGATCGTTTGGTCTATGGAGCCGGAATAAAAAAAGGCGACAGCACCCAGGCCACGCCGATCAAGTCGCGTGGGTTCATGCGCTCAACGGATGACGACGGCACGCCGGAAAGGCGAGCAATCATCTGCACCATTTTCGGCATGTCGTGCTCGATCTTGACCGGGTCAGCGTTGGGATAGAACGCCACTGGATTGCCCACCCGGATCAAGTCGGAGCCGGTCGGCATGCGCAATTTGAGAACCTTGACATCTTCGCCATAAGCGTTGATCGGCTCGGTGAGTTGGTATTCGATCCGCTCTTCTTCTTCGTCTTCTGCCTCGACTTGCGGCCCACCGCGCGGCTGCTTGACCATTCTTGTCACTCTCCCACGGGATTTATCGTTGATTAGATTTCAGTGCAGGTGAGGCCTTCGAAGGTCACTTCGACCTGACCGTCATGCGCGTCGATGACGCTACCGGCGACGGTCCACGCGTCGCTGAGCACGTAGGTGCGACCGTTGGCGAGCGACACCTGCACCGTTGCGTCGGTGATCGCGTCGAGTTCGTCGATTGACAGCAAGTTGCCGATGGAAATGTTGCCTCTGATCTGAGGCACCACTGGCTCCTCGATATAGCCGTGCACCCCATCCTGGCCTGCGACGCCAGTGCGACGCACAGACGACGGTGTCACTTGGAAGTTGCCGCGAGCTTCGTATTGGTTACCATCGACGCGCAGGCTGAGAATGCCGCCGATCCGATTGACCGTTGCCATGTTAGGTCTCCATGCGAATTAGGCGAGGCGATCAGGCCGCCGTCGGATACATGAGGCGGAATTGCGCGAGCGCGGCGAACTGGCGCATCTGACCGGCAAGTTGCGGCGGCCACAGCACGTTCACGCGGTTCGGATCGTTGTCGTCGATCTCTACGACCAAGTTGTTCTTGAACGCGGCCAGATTCGACACCAGCCCGTCGAACATCGCAGCGTTGAACTCGCTGATGAGTTCGGCCTTGATATCGATAGGCTGAACCGCCGCCTGACCTGGGCCGAGGCGCGTGCCATCGGGCACCAGCTTGACGCGCGGATATTTCGTGGTGATCGCCGACTTCATTCGCCGCAGCAATTCCTGCAGCGTGGTGAGGATCGTGAGCAGGCCGAATGCCGTGTCGGCTTGGCCGAAGCTGTTCAACTGATACTGCGTCTGTTCGCGCAGGATCATGGGATTGCCAGAGGGCGCGCGACCCTGCGCTGCAACGCCGCTGTTGACCAGCGCATTGTTCTGCGCCTGCGAGAAAAGATTGTTGACGCGCGCCGGGAGAAGCCCCGGCATTTCCAGCGACTGCAGAGGCCGCGCCGGATCGTCGGAGAAACCGAGCGCCGCCACCGCGCAATAGCCCGCCGCCCATTCCCAGATCGGCGAGGGGCTGTCGGCCTCGATGCCGAGCGTCGAGACCACCGGCTGGTTTTGCGCAATGCCCCAGGTGAGCAGGTTCGCGTAGGTGTCGCGTCGCGCATTGAGCACGATGCCGTACTGTTGGCGCGTGTAATTCCAGCGCCCGGTCGGGCCGAAGCCGTATTCGGTCGCCCAGGTCGTCAGCGACGCGGCGTCGCCATAGGGCAGGGCCACGTAGTCGAATTCCAGTGCCTGGATGGCCGAGATCGCTGCGGTGAAATCCGGTTCGCCCGTGCCGCCAGAGAACGCCGTCATCGTGAGCGCCATGCCGGTCGGCAGCGCTTCGGCGCCCGACGCTCCGAGATAGTTCGCGACGACGCTGATGTCGTTGCCGGTCACCCCGGCCCATTTGCATTCCAGCGTTACGGTGCTGGTCGCGGCGGTCGCCGTCACAGGCAAGTCGGCGATTGCGTTGATCGCGGCGGCGAGATTGGTGGCGACATTATCGGCGGTGTCGGTCGAGGCGACAGCGACTTCGACCTTCTGGCCAGCGATATAGATCGTGAGCAGACCAGAGGTGGTCGGCGGCGAGGTGATCGCGATGCTGCCCTGCGCTTTCGTGCCGGTGCCATCGGGGACCGGAACGGCCCATAGCTGTTGCGTGGTGTTGCTGGTGAAGAACTGCTGCACCATGCGATGCAGCATCGAGCCGACGCCGAAGAATTCGCCGGCCAGCGCGACGCTGCCGACCGGCACCGGCACATTGTCATCGGCGGTGCCGCTCGCGAGCTTCTGCCCGACAAGCAGCGCGCGATGCGCTTCGCTCAAATTGCCGGCCTTGGACCCATCAACAACGGCCCAGAACAGCGGCATCTTCCACGAGTTGGGGATTCCGGTGCTGATCGCCATTTTATTCTCCGTTGAAACGACGAAGGCCCAACTCGAGGGCCTTCAAAGGGAGTGCTGTGAAGTTCGATCAGCGCTGCCGCGTCTCTGCGGCGCCATCGGCGGCGGTCGGCTGCGGTGGATCAGCGGTGCGCATCGGCGGCGCCTCGTCGTGCCATGCGCGCGCCTTGTCCAAGGTGACGGCGCCATCGGACAGCATGCGCGCGGTGAAGCCGTCGCGCAGCCACTGAGCGCCGCCCTCGCTGAGCGGACCATTGACGGGATGCTTGATCGCCAGTGCGGCGCGGCTGGTCGGGTAAACGGTGACGGTGTTGGTGCTCATGGTCCTGCCGTGATGGTGAACGTCTCGTGGAAGTCGTCGCCGCCCTGGCGCACATCGACATCGATCTCGTGCAGGTCGTTGATGAGCTTCGGCGGGAATTTGCAGCGGAAGCGGAACGTCATCTGCAGACGCGCCTCGATGTAGTAGCGGTCGCCGTCGCGCGGGAATTGATAAGTGCGCGTGATCTGCGGCACCGACTCGATGATCGGCTGATCGGTCGCGCTTTCGCGCAAATCGAGAAAGGTGTAGTCGGTGAGCAGCGTTTCCTCGACCTGATCGATCTTGCTATCGATGCTGCCCTCCAGCACCGAGGGATCGGATGCAAGATCGATGATCATCACGCTGATCACCGCATCGACCATGTAGCGAGGTGGGCCGACATTGTCGTCGCCGTCCGGTGACATCTGCTCGCGCAAGAGATAGACGCCGAGGCCCGGAAGCTGGTCAGCCTGGATTGTCGGGAACGGAAGTTTGCGCGTCGATAGGAATGTGCCGGCAGGGAAGGCCGCGATGATGCGGCCATACATCGCGTCTCTGATCTGCGTCGCCAATGTGCTCACGTGACGCGCCTCTTGACCGTGAGCGTCAATTCACCCTGGCCGTCTGGCGACGTGTCGTCGATCACGAAATCGATCACCGAGCCGGGCGGAAATTCTGTCGGATCGAGGCCGACCGGCATGTTGGCGACTTGGGTCGTGATCCAGTCGCCGGGGCTTGGCGCGATCTGGAATTCGGCCAGCCGGATCGATAGCGTCGTTTCACGGTCTGACACCACGCCGCCATCTTCGGTGATGATGTCCACTGACTTCACCGACCAGATGCCGCGCGCGGAATAGGCCGGCTGCTGCGGCTGCGAAGCGTAGGGCGTCACGACGACCGGCGCACCGAACACGTCCTGCGCAGGTGCGAGCACGAGAGCAGAGAAGTCGATGGTCATTGTCCTGCGGGCACCTTGCGCAAGTACGGCTTGTAGAACGTCATATCGGCTGCGACCGCGCCCGCTGAGAACGACATGACGCATTGGACGTTGTTGCTGGTATCCGCCACCGTGAGAGGCGTATTCGGCGGACAGCGCAGCACGCCGGTAAGCGCGTCGCTTGTCATGTTTCCCGCCTGAGTGTTGTTCATCGTCTGGCCGGTGTCGTTCGACAGATAGACGCCGCGAAGATTCTGCGCGCCAGCCGCAAGCGAGAAGCCGACCCATGCTTCGTACTGGTCACCGATAGCACCCGAATACGGGACCGTGCGGCGGAAGTTGACAACGCGCGCCGCTGCGGATGCCGCGCCCGACACGACGATACGTTGCGCAGCTACACCGTCCGGTGTTATCGTCTTGGACGCCGCGATGTTAATGCCGGTGTCGTTTGTCTCCACCGTCCACAGGTTAGCGATGTTGCCGGTAACGGTCGCGCCGCCCTTGACGCCGGTCGTGCCGATCAACTCGGGATTCATCGCCGCCGCTTCCATCATGTTGGAAGCGTCGTTGTAGAGGGACAGAACGTCGCTGCTCGCCATCCACGGGCTGAGCGCCGATTCGAAACCCTCGCCGAGAACGCGCGCGCCCGCGTAATTCGGATGCAGACCTTCACCCGTCATCGTTGTCGGATTGAACGTGGATTCGAGATCGACGACGTTCACGTCTTGCGCGGCCATCTGACCGATCAGACCGTTGAGCGTCTTCCTATCGGCTTCGCGGCTGGTGCCGAGGCCGGTCCAGGTGGCATCGTTGCGCGGCAAGACCTTGCACACCACGACCCGCGCGCCCACGCCGCGATATGTGTTGATGCACTGCTGAATACGGCCAGCGATGACCGCCGGTGTATCCGACGTGCCGGCGAGATCGTTGGTGCCGCCGAGGAAGGTGACGACCTTCGGATTGAGCGCTGTGACTGCGTTGATGCGGGCAAGCATCTGCGCCGTCGTCGTGCCGCCTACGGCGTTATTCCATCCATTCGGTCGAAAGTACCGACCGCCATCCGCGATCATGGCGAATTGCGACCACATCGGACCGTTCGATCCGGCTGTGATGCTGTCGCCTTCGCTGGCCAATCGACTATGCAACGGCAGCGGCGAAAGGGGCGGGGCGACGACGGCTGGAGATCTCGCCCAGGCGCCGTCTAACCACGCGCCGGCAAGCCAAGCGCCGGGCGCCCACGCCCCCGGCGCCCAGACTTGTTGCTTCGACCAGTCGAAGAACTGCGCCATCAGGTCCGGTGGCTTAGTAGCCGCCGAGGCGCACTTCGCCGGTCAACGTCCCGGCGGTTGGCACCGCCTTGGTCGCAAGACCGACGCGCAACAAGGTGCCGGCGACGTTGGTGCAGGCCTTGTTCGCGTTGTCCCAATAGATCGCGTCGCCTGCCGCCCAGACTTCGTTCTTCTTTGGCAGCGTGAAGACGCCCCTGACCCAGAGGGCATACGTATCGCCGACATTGGCGTCGCGACCGGCCACGCCGAACAGGCCGGCGCCGACTTGGACAGGGTCGCCACTTTTGACCGCTGCCGTAGCGGTGACGTAGACCATATGGCCTTCTTGCACGAAGTTCTTCATGCGATCCTCCTGATGACTGATTGATGGCTGCTGGTGCGATCACTACGCGCCGGCATTGCGATACGTGCCGCGATAGTCGATGGCACCGCAGCCGTAGTCGTGCTCAAGAGACATGCGCACGCCCTGCAGGCCGAACGGCTCTTCCGTGCGGATGCGCGGGCCGGTCGCGCCGCCGAGGAAGCCGTACACGAAGTTGGGCAACGCGCCCGGTTCGGCGAACAGGTACCAACTGGTGTCGGTGATGTTGGCATCCGACACCGAGCGCAGCCGACCCGAGAACGGGTTGACCGACGTGGTCAGGGTCGGAGAGATCGCCGTCACCATCTGATCGGCGGCGGTTTCCTGCGCGGGGCCGGTGAGGATGATGCGCGGCGGCACGTTGAGGAAGTTGCCCGCCAGCGACCTTTGCGCACGCATGGCCGCGCGCGCGGTGCCGATTGACGCCACGGACGGCACGCCGCCGGCACCGGCAGCGCTCGCGTTGCCATGGTTGGTGGCGTCGTAGACGTTGCGGGTGTCCTGATTGAGCACCGGCCCTGCACCAGCGTTCGCGCGGAACATGGTGAAGAAGGTGGTGTTTTCGAAGATCAACACCGCATCGCCAGCCGATCCGAGAATTTGATCGATGGCTCCCATTTCGTCGTTGACGATCATGTGCCGCGAGATCGAGAAGATCACGCCATAGGGCAGCACCGACACGGTCTCTTTGCTATCGAGCGTCGTGCCGTAACGCAGTTCTCCGGTTTCAGTGACCGGCTGCGGCTGCGGGAAGTCACCGGCGCGCACCTGCGGGTGCGGGCGGAAGTCGTTGAACGGGCGCTCGACCGAGATTTCGCGATAGGTCGGCATAGCCAACTGGTATCGCGCCAACAGCGTCTTATTCAGCGTGTTTTCGAAGATCGCCGGGAAGTCGCTGGTCGAGTGGAAGGCGCGTTGCAGGATGTCGTAGGCCTGCGCCGGGGTGCGGATGTTGCCGCGATGGTTCAAGCACTCGGCGGCGATCTCGACGAGGCCCATGCCGAGATACTGCCGGGTGCGGTCATATCTCGGCTTGTCGTGGCCATCATAGATGCGCCACGCAGCCGACACCTGATCGGTCAGACCGCGCATCTTGACCCACTCGGCTTGCTCGGGCGTGCGCACCGCCGGTTCGCGGCGCGAGGAAAGGACGCGAATGAGCATCGCCTCCTGCATCGCCTCGGCGCGGCCCTGGGTCTCGTCGCGGATGACTTCGAACGATGCACCGCCGCCGTTGCCGGCGCCCGCCGCGCCCTTGATCTCGGCCTCGCCCCTGGCGAGCGCGGTGATGACCTGGGCGCGGAAGGCATCGATGGTGACATCGTCCTTGATCGCGCGCTCGATCACGTCGAGCGGCATACGCGCTTCGCGGCCCGTCGCCATGATCTCGGCGACGCGCTGGCGCTCGACCTCGACGGGGTTGCCGGAAGTATCGGCGGAACGCGAGCGGGTGCGAGTGCGCTCGAGCGAAGTGGAGCGCTGCTGCTTGTCCTCGCCTTCCTCATCCTCGTCGTCGGCCATGTCGTCCTGATCTTCGGCGTCGTCCTCTTTCTTGCTCGCCGATTGCTCGGCAGCGGCGCGCTTCCTGATCTCGTCTGCGGTCAACTCGTTGCGGACACGAGTCTTCTCACTTTTGTTTGGCATAGCGTTGCCTTTCGATGCTGTGGGCGAAGCCCGTGTGGATTCATGCTGGCGCACATACGCGTCCGCCTCGGCGGCAATTGGCGCGATGCTGACCTCTAATGGCTCCCAATCGACCGCCGTCCGCGTCTCTGGCGAACTTCGCGTGTTTCGAACTTCGCGATGCGTGCGGTAGCCAGCCGACACGTTCATGCGAATGCCATCGGCAAGGTCTTGCGCGAGGCGCACGGCCTTCGCGCTGCCCCGCGATAGCTGGATGCGCGCGAGCAACTTGCCGTCTTCGATGCGGGCAGTACCGGGGATGACACCGCCGAGCATGGAATCGATGCCATCGTGATAGTTATGGCCGTCGAGCAGCGGTGCGCCGGCATTCAGCCGGGCAAGCCGCACCGATTTGGGCGAGATATCGAGGACTTCATCCCACTCCTCGCCCGACCACATATCGCGGCGGCGCACGGCGGCGCCGGTCGAGATCATCACATCTGCGGTGCGCGTCTTCGCATCGTAGGTGTTCTTCGCGCCGCTGATCGTCATGTCGCGATGACGAATCTCGCTATCTTCTTCGGTGCTCTCGTTGCGGCTCGGTGCGTCCGAAGTTTTCGAAGGCATAACGATCTCCATACGGAAACGGGCCGGGCACGGCGGTGCCAGGGCGTCACAGCGGATTGTCGATGTGGTTAGTCTTGCTGCGCCTTGCGCTTCGCGAGCCACGTGGCGCGGTGCTTGTCGCGAATGGGAGCCATCAGCTTTTCGTCGATTGGCGGTGCAGGCGCGCGCAAGCCACGGAGCCGGTCACCGCTCGCGATGATCGGCTCATGCAGGTCGGCGTCCTGCTTGTTGCCGTCATCGTCGAGATAGAAGAACTCGTCACTGGCTTGGGGCTGTTGCGGCGGCAGGTTTTGCTTTTCCGACATAGGCATTGAAACGGTCCATCGACTCTTTGTCGTTGAGGTTCAATTCGCCGTACCAATTGGTGCCGAGCAACAAGTCCTTGCCTTGCGGGCTATCGGCGATGGCCCACACCGCTTTCGGATTGCTGCTCGCGGCGAGCTTGGTCAGATCGTCGGTCTGGGTCGGCGCGGCCTCGACGGGCGGCTGCTCTTCGCCGTCGTCTTCCTCATCGTCGGGCAGGTCGTACTCGGGCAACAAGCCATTGCGCTCGGCCTGCCGGTAACGCTCATCGTCATCCATCTGATCCCAGTATTCTTCCTGATACTCGGCCACGCTCTCGGCGAGATATTCCGGAGGGTCGATGTCTTGGGCGTCGCTCTCGGCCTTGTCGTTGAAGGCCTTGGTCAGCACGTCGGTGATCTCTTCGCGCATGCGGTCGGTCAGATGTGCGGACAGATCGGGCGCCTCGATGCCCGGCAGGTTCATCTGCTCGGGCGGCGGTGCGTTGCTCGGCTCTTTCAGCTTATCGTCATCGAAGGTGAACTCGGGGTCTTTGCTGCCCTCATATCCGGTCTGGTACTCTTCAATCGACAGCGCATTGAGCAACTGTTCGTTGGTGTAGGGGATGCCGTCGTCATCGTGACGGAATTCATCGAGCGCTTCGACCGCCCACTCTGCGCCGCTGTCGAAGTTCTGCGCGAGCGAATACTTCGCGTCGTCGAGGGCCTGCCCGTTCTCGCGCCAGCTCGTCACTTCGTTGTCGTAGAACTCGCTGCGCGTTTCGTGCATCCAGCGGTCGCGAATGTCGGCCTGATCCGACTCGTTGATCTCATCCCAGCTTTCCGGTGTGTAGCCGTTGCCGGTTCTGCCGGTGCTGCTGGTGCGGCGGCTACTGCCAAGCCCGCGCGCGATCTCGCCCGACAGCGACGACCACGATTGCCGCGTCGGCACATAGCCGTACTTCGCCCAGGCGTAACCGCCGACATCGATGTTCGCGTGCACCTTGACGCGCTCGATGCCGAGCCGCCGATAGAGATCGACGTTGCCGGCGAGCACGCGCTTGCCGATGTCGTTGCGCCGGGAATCCCTATTGAGTTGGAAATATGCGCTCTCGGCGACCTTGTTGCGGAAGTCGATGCTGCGCGTGTAGTCGCCGATGGACTTGCCGTCTGGCCCGAGGATTTTGCCGGTGACGTGCCAGTGATCGCTGCCGGCGCGATCAATCGTCATGGTCGCATCGACGCCGCCGAGGAAGTCGTGCTTGAAGTCTTCGGGAGACATACCGCCGAGGTTCTTATCCCATTCGTCGGCCAGCAACGCGACGCCGGTATCGTTGGCGGTAAGATTGATCTTCGCCTTGGTGAAGTCCTCGCGCTTGAGCTTGGTTTTTGTCTTCTTGTCGCTCGACGATGCCGTGCTCGCTGGCGCCGGTGCGCTCGGCTTGGCTGTCGTCTGCGCTGCCGGCGCAGCGGAGGCCGGCGCGCTGCTGCTCGCCTTGGGATTCTGCTTGGACACCTTCGGCGAGGCGGCGGCGTCAGACGTACCGCTGCTTCCGCCTGTCCCGCCACCACCGCCATCACCGCCGCCCGCGTCGGTCCAGCGGCCATCTTCATCGCGCGGCTGGTTCGGATCGAATTCACGCGAATGATCGCTGGCACGTGCACCGCCGTCGCCGTCGTTGCTCAGCGAGTCGAGATCGATCTGATTGCCGCTCTCGTCGTACAGTTCGGGGCCGGCGCCACCACCATTGCCATCGCCATCACCGCCACCGGGGCCGCCGGCAGGGTCACCCGGCTCCTTCGGCGCCGGCTGCGCGGAGCCGGCCCGCGTGCGCGTGCGCGGATCGATATCGAACACCACGCCCTTGGAGTCGCAGTATTCGTTGAACTCGGACCAATCGTCTACGATCTGCTGCCAATCGTTGCCCCACTCGGCGATGTACTGCTGCGGCGACTGCCGACCGGAGCGCACCACGTGCTGCTCGGCGTCGTAGTCGAACTTAGGATTGACCGCTGCCCATGCCGGTGTGACCCAGTCGCACTGATAGCCCTTGGCGCGCTCTTTCAATTCGCCGGCAATGATCCCGCGCGAGATAAACCGATCCCAGATCGGCTGACACATCTGCGGAATGATCGTGTGCTGCTGCAGTTCTTCGACCAGCGCACGGAAGTCGAGCTTGCCGGCGCGCAGCGAAGAGTAGTTCGCTTGCCTGAGATCGCCCGAAAGCTGGTCGTAGGTGATGCCCAGGCCGGCGGCGAAGGCCATCAGGCCGAACAGCAGCATCGGCTCGACCTGCGTCGCCGTCGTCGGCTGCGCAAACTTGATATCCTGGCCGGTGCGCAATTCCTTGATCATGCCCGGTTCAAGGGTCGTGACCAGCGCGTCGGGATTGGACGCGCTCGAATAGCCGCTACCGAAGCCTGCGGACTGATCGAGCAGCGGCGACGTTTCGTCGGAATTCGTCACAAACGCTGCAAAACATGCTTCGACTTTCGCTTTGACGCGCACGGCGTCGATAAAATCGCTCAAATCCTGCGCGGTGATGATTACGGGCGCGAACCACGATACGCCGCGCACCTGACCGGGCCGCGCCTGCGAAAACATATGCAGCACGGTGTCGCTCGGATAGAATTTCGAGAGCGCCGACTGCACGGTGTAGGTCGTGTATTCGCCGGGGTGCCACGGCCACAGCCACAGGCCGGTGCGGCGGTCGAATTCGCCGAGGCCAACGCCAAGGCGCGAGCGTTCGGTGTCGCGCGTGAGGCCTTCTTCGGGGCTACCCTGATAATAGCCGTCGCGTGACTCGTCGATGAAGTCGGCTTCGAGCAATTGCAGCCGCAGCGGCACGCGCGAGGATGTGTTGCCCGGCTTCTGGTCGATCATGCGGCAGACGATCTCGCCGCTTTCGATCATCGAGCGCAGCGCCAGTGCCTGCATCGCCGGAAACGACAGGCGGCCCTCGACATCGCAGGACTTCTCCCACGCCCTCCACAACTCGGTCACGCGCTTGTTCAAGCCGGATGAGCCAGTGCGCGGCACCGGGCGCAAGCCCGTGCCGATGGCCTGCGACACGATGATGTCCATGGCGCGCTTGGCGTGCGGCGTGTTGCGCACGAGTTCGCGCGCGCGGTCGCGCAGCGGTTTGAGCGCGCTGCTGATCTCGGTATTGGCCGAGGATTGCCG